TCAATAACTTCAATAATTTCTGTTTTTACGTTTACGCTCAAGTCTGTAATTGGCAGTGCTTTTTCTTGTACTGCACGGCCCAAGCTACGCAAGCCTGAGTTAGACATAAACAGTATGTCTGTACCGATAGACTGCACAGTGTTTCGATCAATACAACCTACGCCAGATACAGTGTCGGCTAGCGTCATAGATGCAGGACTAGTGGCACCCTCGTACAACAATATGCTGTGTTGTCCAAAGATAACCAAGTTGTTGTTGTGTGCCGCTAGTGCTACAACCTCGTCGTAACCATCGGGCCATGCTTTTGTAACGTCAATAGAACCGCTAGAACCTGAGTTAAAGTTGTGACCAACTAAAAGATCAGACCAATAAATTGTTGTGTTATCTGTTGCGTTACCTACAACAAACAGTCTACCAAAGGCGGCTAACGCTTCATGTGCGTAGTGGTCTGATGTAACGTGTGCACCGCCAACGCTAGACATTTTAGTAACAGCGCCTAAACTGTTGCTGTACACCAGAGGCTCGTAACCACGCTGGAAAAAATAAGCATGGTCATTAAAGTTTACAATCTTCCAATCGTTAGCTGTGATTGTATACGAGGCAGGCGTAGCATCAACCAAAGTAGTTGTGCCTGTCATAATCTTGTTGTTGCCTGTGCTAAAGATTACTTCGTTGTCTGCATCGTCGTAAAAGTGGTGAATCCTGTGAATGTAATCAGTACCAAGCTCAGTTTTAGTAGTTGTTAAAACATCAATACCCTTACGTGCCGCAATACGTCCACGTTTGTCAATTACAGCGTTATCCGCAACATCCGCAAACGAGGGATCTTGTGCTATCGGAGAATCCTCTGTGTTAACTCCTTTAAAGCCGGGAGCAACTAGGTTAATACTTTGTAGTGGCTGTGCCATACGTACTCCTACGGGGTATAAAAGATAGTTTCTTCTGGGTGTTTCTGTGCATCCAGAGCAATCGCATCAGACAGATACTTGTCAGCAATTGCAAAGTACTCTGGTGTTGATGTACCGCCTGTTTCACCACGCTCACGAGCCAACAGAGCTACCGCCATGTGGATCACAGGCTGACTAGGAATAGCCAGTGTGTCGCTGTCAGAACTCAGAGGTACGTTTCTAATGACGCTCTTGACCTTGATAGAGTACACACCGTCAGGCTTAGGGTACACATCAATCTGTGCATCACCAGAACCGTCTATGCCGCTGAACGTGTAGTACTGAGGTGCACCGGATGTCGGCGTGTTGACCAAGAACTTATCGTCAAACCAAGTCTGAGGTCTGTACTCCATGACAATGTTAGACGTATCGTTTACCATGTTTAATATTTTGCCTTGGTCTTGGTAACCCGTAAGCGAGTACGTGTAGTCATCAGCCGCTGTAGTAATCGTGAGGGTAGACCTAAGATTAGACCAATCCCAAGCGTTTTCTACGAGTTGCTTTGCGTCGTTAACAAAGTCACCAACCATCGTAGTGTACGTGTTAGTTGTGACCGTAGTTACTGTGTCTTCCCGCAGACGCCTCAGTACGTTGTTTACTATGTCTAAATACGTCATTTATACTATACCCTCAAACAAACTTCTTTTAATTAAGTTGTCTAGTTCCATCATGTAGTCTTTCTGTGGTGCCGCAGGAGGAGTTGGTAAAGCTTGTGGTGTGTAGTCTATGCCAGCCATAAAAGGACTAAAGGCTCCAGCACCACCACCGACGCTACCACCGCCACCACCTGTTTCTGGAGGAGGAGCCGGTGCACATTCTTCAGGATTAGCCGCCGCGTACTCTGGATCACTACAGTCTGAAGAAGGTGGAGTTCCACACTCGTTTGGATTAGCCGCCGCATAAGCAGGGTTGCTACAGTCTTGTGCAGGACATTGACCATCTGGGTACTCAGCTACGTTAGTTCCATCAGGACAAGTATCACATCCGCTTTCTACTGTAGCTCCGTTTTCGCAAACAATATTGCTTTGAAAACAAAGCCCATCGTCACCTTTAACAAAACCGGGCTTACACCTACAGTCTCCTTCTTCTCCGTCGTTGACAGCATTAGGATCATTGCAAGTTTTTGTGGTAGAGCCGCAGAACGGATCAGAAACGCCTATGGTTGGATCATCAGCGCAGGCTTCTTCACAATTTACTCCATCAAACTTTGATTGTCCTTCAGGGCAACCGTTAGCTGTGCCACATAGTTCATTGTCTGGGCCGTATCCTTGAGCACCGTCAGCACACAGTTGTTCTATAGAAGTGCAAAAATCGTATCCTTGTGGTTTATCAAACCCAGCGTTACATACACACTCTCCTACTTCTCCATTATTTTGAGCGTTAGGATCGTCACACTTTTCCCCACCCTCATCTGATGGACATTCACACTCACCGTTACTATTGATTACTCCGTAAGGGGTGTTGTACCCTGTTTTTGGGCAGTACTCTTGACCAAAGGCGGAACGTAAACACGCTGATCCTATTTCAACGCAGTCTCCGTTAGCAGTGGTTACTTTTCCTTGTTGTTCTTCTTCGGCTGAACAGCCAACATTTTGCCCAACTATTGAAAAACCTGAACTTGGGTTACACGGATCATATGAATAAGTAATTCCGTTAGAAACAAAAGTACCTGATTGGTCTGTGTCTCTACTGTCATAAAAAGGGTCATCTCTTTCTGAACCTTCAGGACAACTACCGCCAGTTTCTGTACCGCCGTCATCAATAGGAGTACTTGTTAAGCTGTTTTCTTTACCGAATGGATCACAAGGATCGTATGTGTAAAGCTGTCCGTCGTATTCAAATGAACCGCTTTTGTTGGTATCTTCAGGAAAGTAATCATACTCTTTACCTGTTGGGCAATGCGTAGCGGCACATTGTTGATCCCACATCATTTGTTGTTCTTGAAGTGCAAACGTAAGTTCACCTGTAGGTCTAGGCTCAGTACACACAGGACTGTATCCTGTTCCCGTGGTAGTGTCGTCTAATCCACAGTTACCATCAGCTAAAATACTGAACCGTGGATTTTCACACTCTTCCTTACATATATCATTTAATTCGTCGTATTCTCTGCCTGTTTTTCTACAAAGTTCTGCTTCGGTGCTTAACTCAACGCCATCATCATCGTCATCATCATCCCCGCCTAAAGCAATACAATTACCACTAGCGTCTATTTCACCAGCAGTACCCATAGGTTCGTTTGGAGGCTGACAAGAAGCACCTGCAACAAAATTACAGTTTCCTTGTTCGTCTGTTTCTCCTGTAGAATTATATGGTCCATCGCAGGGTTGTCCTGCAATTTCAACATCAGAACAATTCCACTTGTCTGATCCATCGCCTGCTACTTGAAACCCTTGGGCAAAACAAGAATCACTGCTTAACTTGTCCGTTGTTAATAACGTACCCGGAGGTAGTCCAAGAGTATCTTCTATAGCGTCTTTACCAGTTTCAACTAAAACACCAAAAACGCCTGTTAATACTGCTCCCCCAACACCTTTTAAAATTTCATCAATGTCGCCTATTGTTACTTCGCCAGAGCCGTCACCATCAAAGATACCTTTTACTTTATCTTTTATTGTTGTTAATATGCCTTTAATTTTTTCATCAAGCTTTGAATCTACATTTGGATCAAAAATATCTTTGATATCACCAATAACTTCTTTTACAGTATCAGCGGCATTTTCTATGTCTTCAATAATTTCTCTGAGTGTTTTTTCTCTATAAATTGTACCAAGAATAGCAGAAGGAAGTGCGGGTATGCCGGGAATTTGAAGAATCATACCAAGTGTAGTACAGTCTAACCAACTACCGCCTTCATTTAAACATGGAAAAACATTAACTTCTACGTGAGGTCCAGTTCCTGTAGGTTCTGGCATTGGGCCTGAAGCAAGTCCATACAGGTAATCAGAAATCTCTTGCTCGTTGCCTATACCACCAAGAATACTATTTAAATCACTAGCAGACTGATTTGCTTGATCTCTAATTGCAGAGTCTTCAGTTTGACCGTATTGATCTAACCAATCATCATAACTAAGCTCATACTTTTGAAATTCATCGTCCCGTCCGTACACGGTAAGAATTTGCTCTTCACCGTCTATTTCTGAAGCCTTGTATAATTCGTTTATACCGTCTCCGTTTAAGTCTTTTCGGTTGTAGTATTCTCCTGACTCAAGAGGACCAAGCAAAACGGTATAAAGTTGCTCTATGTCGTACTCGCCAACATCTGTTAACTCTAGGGTAGGTTGTCTGTCAATGTACTGTACGTACCTATCAAAATATCTAGGGATACTGGAACAAAAACCAGTACCCATTTCTCCTTGATGTACAATAAGTACACTTCCCGGCCCACATCTATTAGCCATAGTTACTTACCACCCTTCAGTTGCATCAGCTTGTCAGCACCACGTATGCCAAAGCTGGCAGTCACGGCTACATAGAGCAAGTACTGGTAGTAATCAGGTAGCTTGTCTAGCTCAGTAAACGCCATACCTACCCGTTGCATAATACTCAAGTCATCCATAGCGACTCCGTAACATACGGCTAACAGAGGTAACGACAGGACCACAGTAAACCACTCGTCTTTCCACGAGGTTGCACTAGCCGCCGCCATCTCTTGTTCCCACGTAGCAGTGTTCTTGATGACTTCCATCTTTGCTACGTGCTTTGCTTGTGACTGCTCGTGCCTGTTGTTTATCCAGTTCTTAGCGAGTCCAGCAATAGGGCCTATGAGTGCAGTCCACATATTAGTCTTTGTCCTTCTTACGGAAACCTTGTACCGTGTCTGTTTCCCATATTCTAATGCCTACCCACACGATAGTGAACAAGGCAGATATAGGAGGTAAAATAGAACCTAGTGTTCCTAACATAGTTCCTACGCTCATTACATCAACAACTTGTTTTGCGGACTCATCCATTACTCAACCCCTGTATAATATTTGCGGTAGTCCAGATAACCCCGCCAGAAACCAGCAGTCCCATAATGATTGCTGATACGTCTAACATTCTTCTTTGCCTGCGTCTTTGTTTGTAGATCATACGCTCTCTTTTAGCTCGTATGTCTCGACGCATTTGCATCATTTCTTTGTAAGTTTCTTTTCCGTAAGCCCAAGTAATTAATTCTCTTACTTGCTTTTCTTGTTCTTCTATCTTCTTCTTAGCAATAACAGCATTAAGTGCTTGTTCCTCTACAGAGTTACCGTCAAACATCTTTTTAAACAACGGTGGATTCTCTGCTTCTTTTTCAGCCTCTTTTATGTCAGAAACTAGCCCATACCAGTGTCCTAGCTTTTGAGCTACGTGTTCAATCTCTGCGCCCTTACTAACAAGGACTTGAATACCCTTGAACGTAGAGGACGCTATGGCTACTAACGATACGGGGTCCACAGTTTACTCTGGCTTTGTAGGCCATGTGATAGTTCCGGGGAA